AGGATTGATTGCTAACTGTAGGGACGGTAATTACCGCCTCAGTGCTACCAGTAGAAAATGTGCCTAAAACTGTCGGCGCTACAATCACTAACTCGTCTTGATTTACAACACGATAGGAAATCGCGCTAACGTTGTACGTATTGCCGTTAGCGTCAACCAGAGGGACAACGAGAGTTACGTCTGAATTAGCGCGAAATATTTCCATGATTATTTACCTTCTTGAGCTTTTAAGATGCCATCAATTAACTCTTTAATTGATTTGCCTTTAACTTTTAGCTCGTCAGCAATAACGCGTAAACCGCCAACACCATCTTTGTCAGCAATCTTACCTAACTGAGCTTCGCTGTAGCCTGTATCTGCAATTACTTGGTTAGCTGTAACTTTCTTTTCAATTACGCCACCTTTTGGAGTAACGACTCTACCGTCAGCGACAAGAGGCGCTGGAGTATTTGCGTTATCTAGAATACTTTGTGTCACGCTTGGAGATGTACCGTCTTCCCAAGTAACACGCATAACGCAACTTAATTTAACTGCGTCAATAACTAAAACTTCATTTGTAGATAGCCCATTTTCAAAGAAAATGACACCCATCTGACCTGTGTAGGTTTCAAAGCCAGCTTCTTCTAATTTTACTTTCATCGTTTTATCCTTTACATGAAAAAGGGGCGAGCCATTCGACTCGCCCCGTTTTGTCGTCACCAGTGACTAGTATCGCGATTAGATGTTAGTAACACCTTGTAAGCGAGCTAGAGACTTAGTTGATTTAAGAGCCAAACCTGCATACCATTTCAAACGGATACGTGTAGCATCTTTGTTTTGAACAGTACCAATGTTTTCAACTACTAAACCAGCATTGTCACCACCGTATAAACCATGCAAGCCATCAACTTCGTTTAGGCGAGCTGCGTAGATAGAAGTAGTTAATGAGTTAGTACCTTGAGTTTCATTGCCAGGCAACCACTCGTTCATGATGACAGGGATGCCATTATGAGTAAGCATTGGACGGCCAAAATTCTCTAACTGTTGCATTACTGCATCAGTACCGTAAGTTGCGCGAAGCAAAGCACGGAAAGCACGAATTGAACCACGACGCATTACGATAACATCTGGGCCATTAGGCACAGCGTCACATAATTGGTCAAGCATAGTCAATGTCAAAGCGTTGCCGTTAGTACCAGCGCTAACCACTTGGTCATTTGCGTTAAGAACTGATAAACCGTCAAAAGCTTTTGCATTTACAGCAGAATTGCCTGTAGCAACAGTTTGTTGGAACGCATAAGCCAAAGCTTTAGCTTTCTTAGCAATCTGTACAGCCATTTGGTCGTTAGTATCGCCCATAGTTGTTTGTAAGAATTTGTCAACATCTACGTCGCCAGCAAGGATACGTAATTTAGTAACAATTTCAGAGAACGTTGCGCCACTTTCAGTAACAGTGTCGTTAGGGTCTAAAAAGTCTGCTGTAGGTAAAGTGTTTTCACGGTTGTAGACATAAGCCTTACCTTGAACACCAACGAACGGGAGAACTGCGAATAAATCATCACGAGTGATAATTTGGTCAATCACACCAGAGATAAGCTGATTATTACTCAGTTTCTCGGCTTCAACTCTAAGAAGAGCCATAATTTTACTCCTTAATTTTAAAAGTTAAATTTGAAACAGTAAGTAACTCGCTTAACTCACTCATGACTTACTATATCACACTTCCACTAGGTTTGCCAAGATTTTTAAGTCCTGCGGCAATCCTACTAATGCCATCTAATTCCAAGCTTTTAGGGTCGACTTTGCCAGTAGGTTTATTACTGTCAGAGCCAGCGCCAGACTTAGCCTTAGATTTAAACAAAAAGTCTTTCTCAGGGTCAGTTTCGATAATCTTACGAAGAGCATCGTCGAAGCCAACGTTATTGCCGTATTGGTCAACAATTGCGGTTCTACTATCTGCACCTTTAGGTTTATCGTAACCAATAACCTTGCCGTCTATGACGTCAAAGTGGTCGCCATAAATAACACGAGCCTTGCTAGAGGTTAATGTAAGTTCCTCGCCAATAAGCTTAGATTGACTAAACTGAGTGCCGATAGATAAATCATTAATAGTTGAAAGGGCTTTCTGAAGATTTGCTTGGGTTTCGGTAACGCTAGTTTGGAGTGTTTCAATCTCTTTACCGTGTTCTTCTGCCATGCGCTGTTTTAGTCTATCCCAGTCGCCTTTAGCTTCAAGAGATTGCTTTTCGGCTGTCTCTCGTTCTTTTAGCATACCGCGAACTGCATCAGCATCAATGCCTTCAAATCTTTTGAGTTGTTCTTTCGCTTGAACAAGCTCAGCCTGTGTCTTATCTAAAGATTCTTTCTTCTTCATTACTTCTTTTAGAAGACGAGCCTCTTCGTCAGACAACTTACCTTTTCCATCATTACTGCCATCTGCCTTACCATCATCGCCAGCTTTTTTACTATCATCGCCAGCACCATCGCCAGCTTTTCCAGCATCAGCCGCTTTACTTGAATCGTCATTAACTCCGCTGCCGCCAGCACTACCATCAGTACCATCAGAAGCCTCGCTCATATAACGTGCTAATAAATTACGTGTAAATTTGCTCACTATTACGCCTTTCGACCACTCTCTCGGTCACTTATTAAAAAAACTAACGATTCTCTTCGTTAGTGCCTACTGAGCGTTTTGTCCACCAGTGTTGTTTAACTCTGATTGGGCAAAACTACCCTGAAGATTGGAAGTAACCTCTGACATTGTTGGAGGCCACTCATTATTAATTTCAGCCTCAATTTTCGAGCGAAGGTCGCGAGCTAATTGAGGGAATAACTTGTCAACTAAGGACAGCATTTGTTCTCTACGAACACTTGATGGCGCTTCTACAAGAAGCAATCTTGCTGACATATCGAATTCATCGAATACGCTACGAGTATCAAAGCTATCAGGATAAAAAACTAAGTCTTCTTTGATTTGGTCATATTGACCATTCCATAAAGCCACTAGTAATGTAATTTGATTTTCAACACGCTCTAAGCTATCTGCTTTAGACGTTAAAAGCGCGTTTACACGCTCAAAGTCGAATGCTTTAGCGACGCCAGAGCTGTTATCGATACCGACAGCGTTATCTTGTTTGGTGCGCTCACCAGCTAGCCCAACCGTATGGTAAATCTCGTTGATAATCTTATTGATTGCCGCGAGAATTAACTCAGCTTGTTTTGGGTCTGGAGAAAGATAGAACGGTACACCGCCGCTTTCGCCGTCATAGAGAAATACACGTTTAGTGCCTAACTCAACTAACTTAGCGTACATATCTTCGCCTGGCAAAACGCCTTGTGCTGGCATTGCTAATTGCGAGAATGTTTGGTCTTGAATAATGGCATCAAGGTTTGAAAGGTAATTGGCTACAGCTCTATCAAGATAAGCTACATCGTCAATCATCGAAGGCGACTCATATAGGTCGTCTGTGATGATATTGTCTGCGATAATTAGCGGAACAACGCCGAGACCATGAGTACCGTTGGACTCCATAAGAATAGTTTTTCTTCTGCCTTCTTTAACTTCGCGGAAAAGAAACCATTCTGTTTTTGTCCAGAGACGCCATCTAATGTCTTCTGAGCCTGATGAGGTAATTGGGTTTTGGTCATCACGGATACACTCCTCGATTAAAGCCCAATTTAAAGCGCCAGATTCATCGTAAGAATAATCTAGCAACTGTTCAGGGCCAACAATATAAGCGTAGGTCTTTGCGCCAGCACGTTTCTCGTCTGCAACCGAAGTTCCGCCAAATACAGAAGTTCTATCGACAACAATGCCGATACGACCAAAGATTGATGTTTTTTTAGATACTTGGCGAATGAAGTCTTTAATGCTTAAGCCATTTCTGGTTGCACTATCCCAAAACTCTTTAACAGAAGGAGGGGCGTCAGTTTCATTGCGAAGAATATTTTGCTTGAATAGGTACTTATTAACCAAGTCGACAACTTCACGAGTATGGTTAAAGCGGTAAGCGCGGTCTACGCGAGAGCCGTATTCGCTGTCACCCTCTTTAATGTAGCGAAAGATATTGGCTTTAAACCACTCTCTGCCGCCCTCGTAGGTGTCCTCTAGGAATTCCCAATGCTTCTTGTTTTCGTCGTATTCAGGATGTCGACGGTCAACGAAAGTCCTAAGCTTTTTCTGGTCATCAGATTGCGGTGCAACGGCGCTCTGAAAATCATCAGCTTGTGGGTATAAATAGGCAATTTGCCCTGGTCTAAGTACGCTTGGCATATTTCTCCATTAAATCACGAGTGACTTACTTTTGCAAGTCTTATATTGACAAACCACCAACTTGCACTTTACGTAG